AGAGCAGGTGTATAATCAAGTAGACCTGCCATAGTGAGTGCAGAAGCCACATCAGCAGAACAAAGGATTACATTACCTTTCCCTCTTCTTGTTCTTTGAGCGATTGCATTGGCATCTCTCTCAAGTTGGAACAGAAGTCCTTTGAATTTCTCAACAGACCATCTACCATTAGAATCCACATCTAGGTCAAAGATACCTGCATTGGCCACATTGGTTTGTGCACCAGTTTCAGCTACCTTGTAGATGGTTCTAATGATCTCTCTGTTGATTTCTGCAAGAATTTCAGTTGACAGAATGTTAGCCAACTCAGCTTCAGCATCAAGTCCATGGATTGCCTTAAGATCTTGTGCAAGTTCTAAGGTGTATTCTGCCTTGAGTGCTCTTGACTTTGCAGTAACTGAGAGCTTCTCAATACTGAATGCCATTTGGTTGAATGCATTGTTAGATGCATCTCCTAATGCTTCAAGAGCAGAAGTGCCCATACCTTGACCAACTTTATAGTCAACTCCAAGGGCACCTGAGGAATTCAATACTGAAGGATTGCTACCAGCAGCTGAACCACCAAGGGCAAAACCAGTAGTACCAAAACCTACAGAAGCTCCACCATCAGAACCACCAGTGTAGTCTCCTTGAGTTAGGTTAGCAGAATTATTCTGTGCTGCGAATGCAGTATCAGGCTCATTGAACAGAGCTTCCTGACCACTCTGATTAACATATCTGGTTCTCATTGCAAAGATTAGTCCAGTAGGACCATTCATTGGCTGAACGCCAGCAAGATCATATGCAACAAGGTTAGGCATTGAGCGTCTGATCAATGAGATCAAGACAGGATCAAAACCTGCAACAGGACCAGCAGCTGTTGCTGAACCTGAGAATCCAGGATTACTTGCAGATTGGGTGTTAAAGTTTGGAGCAGCCTCAGAAATGAAGGCTCTCTCTTCTCTTAAAAATCTTTCTTGGTTTTCTAGCAGTTGGGCGGTAACTGCTCTTCTGTAAGGGTCTTTGATGTTATCAAGACCCTCTGCTTCCAGAAGAGGTTCCCACTTTTTCTGCAACTGTTCTGAAAGGAACATTGCTTTTTCTCCTTATAAGTCTTTGTAAAGTGTTTATTTAACTACAAATATTTAGCATAACCTAAAATTCACTTAAATTTAGAAACTGCCTTCAAGTATGAATTCATCTGAGGAGAGTAGTCCTCAATATTTTCTTGAATTAAGATTTCTTCTGATTTAGAACCTAATGCTCTTGGAAAATATGATTCTCTAAGAGTTTCTAGTTTCTTGCGATATGTATTCTCACTTTCAAACCCAACACTTTCAACAAGACTTGCAAGTTTTTCTTTCTGAGTTAAAGCTAACCCTTCAGAAACATCATTGAAGATGCTACCACTTACAGCCTCACTTAGTCTTTGGTTTAGTTGAACATTTCTTGTGATTTGTTCGTTGAGTTTTGACTCCATTTCGTCTAGTCTTTCGACCATTCCTTCTAGGACATTATATTTTTCTTCAGGTATTTCTACATAATGTTCTTCAAATAGTCCTTTTAGGCCAGTCATGAAGGACTCTGATAGTTCTGACCTAATACCTGTTTCAACTTGAAGAGCATTCTCTTCAACCCATTCTTCTGCAACATACTCAAGATAGGCATCTAATCTTTGAGTAAGATCTTCTCTAATTGAATCAACTTCAGATTCAAGCTCAGTTTGATACTGACTCTGAAGAAGTTCTAATGCTGCAATTATTTTTGATTTAACTGCAGCTTCAAAAATGGTTGTTGCTTTTTCTATAAATGAATCTGAAAGGTTTTCACCCTCCATAAGAGCATTGATATCATCAGTATGATCTAGATCTTCATTAGTGATCATATCAATAACATCTTTCAAAGTAGGATTTGAAGTTTCATCTAATTCTTCTTCTTCATCCCCTACTTGATCTTCTTCATATTCAGAAACCACATCTTCTTCATCTGCTTCAGTTTCTTCATATGACATTGCAGATGTATTTGCCTTTTGCATTGGGTCAGGAGTAGATGCTCCTTTATGCTGAACATCCCTTACTGCCTTAAGCTTTCCTGTAGGAGTTTTATACTTGTTTGAATCATCAGTTGATTTTGAATTCTGTGGAGTTGGACCTCCCAAGTCTTCTACACCACCAACAAGACCCTCACCAGGAATAGTTGCCTTAGGCATACTTTCCCCAGGCTTAGCTGAACTATTTACTGCAGTTACAGATTTTTTAGTAGATACTTCCATTTCTTGTAAATCGTTACCGACACTCATTTGTATGCTCCGAATAAAAATCTTTAATTTATTCTATATTTATTTATAATTTATAAATTTAACAGATATTCACCAAACAATTTAAGTTTAGTTTTCTCATCAATTTTTTTAGTTGTTGAAATTTTATTAACTTTCTTTTGAATGTAAGAGGCATTCATTTCTTTTAAAATTCCACCATCCCACACCCAATCCTTACCTTCCATAATGCCTTCAATAAATGCATCTGGTGCAGATGGGTCTGCAACTATATCAGCAGCAGTTGCAAGCATAAAGTCATCTCCAATATACTTAATACCATTCTTTTCAATTAAAGATCCAACTCCTCTAGATGATACCCCAAGCTTTACCCCTTCACTCAACAAAGATTTTGCAATATTCCCCATGGGAGTATCTAAAATTTTTGCTTTACCAATAAAATTATTACCTTCACAAGTTAAACTTGTAATCATATGAGAAACTCTATCCAAATTTACTGTAGGTCCATTTGGGTGTCCAAGTTCACCTAGAGCTCTACCTTTAGATATAAATCCTTCATTATATTTTTCAACTTCTCTAGAAAGCACTGATAATGGATAATATCTTCCATTTCTATTGGCAATTTCTGCTTGAAGAAATGGTCCCCTGATATACAAGGTTTGTTTCCCATTTTTTTCTTCAGTAATAATTTCTACTGATTCTATTTCTTCTGTGATGAGTTTCATGGTTATGTCTGAGATGCTATTTGAACTTCTGTAATATGAACACCTGTTGCTGTTCCACCTAAACCATAAACAGCAATTTTTACACTTCTTGCTACCACAGCATTAGTTACTGTAACTGTTCCACCAACTGCACTACTGTTGAATGATATTGTGATTGATGACTCTGTTTTACCTATAATTTGATTGTGGGCAGTATTAAGTCCTACTGGTTCAGCACCAATAATACTTACATGATCTCCAACTAAAAATGGATTTCCAAAGTTCTCGCCAAAAGTAATGGTGGTTGTTGATGCGGTTGTAATTCCAGAAATTTTTTGTCTGGCAACTCTTTCCTTCAGAACTTCTGGTTGATATTGAGAAATTGCAAAATCACTTGTAGTTGCTGTTGGATTAGTTCCAATTGCAACAGCAACAGCAGCACCAATAGGAAGAATTCTGATGAGCCCACTTTGTAGGGTGATTGAAGTACTTTGGGTAGTTGCAGCACCAGCACTAGTAATAGGTGCCACAGTCTGTACAATCTTTAATGCCATTATTCCTCCCCTAAACTAAACATTGATTTAGCTACAATAGGTGTCAAATGATTAATAATTTCATATGATTTAGTATATGCAATTTCTTTAATCTTATCGGAGATCTCTTCAGGAGATCCATCAGTGAGAATCATATTCATTAGTTGGGAAGAAGATTCCATAGAAAATTACGTAAGTTAAGACTATTTATATCTCTGCAGCCTTACTATTTATTGAAGTATCTTTATCTGCACTAGAAAGATCTGGTTCCTTAGAATTTGCACCTAAGGTTTGATTTCCTGCAGCCATTGGATCTAATGGCATACCGTCTGGTCCAACTGGTGGCATAAGTTTAGGATCTATATATTTTCCAGATTTAATTTCTTTTTTCATTAAGCTATCTTCATCTACTATTTCTTGATCTGTTTGTCTTAGAACATTCCTTCTTACATAATCCATAGAATAATATGTTCCAATATATGGTTGAATTGCAACCATCAAATTTAACCTTTCATTCATTAATTCAGTTTCTTTTAATTCTGAAAAATGACCATCATATAAGTAATCATATTGGATATGATCACTCATAATTTTCCAATCTTCTGGAGTTATAATATTCTTAAGGATAAGTTGGGTTTTTAATAAATCGTGGAAAATATTACTAAATCTTTTTCTTAGTCTACCAACAAATTTACCAAACATTAATTCATCTCTAAGAATT